GTGATCTTTTGCCCATTTTACTATCCTAAAAAACGTCTTTTAATTCTGCCCATATCGACAACTGTCGCTCTGTTGTTATATTTGTGGCGCATCCACGCCATACTATGTGCGGTCTGTGACCATCTGTTCCAGACCATCTCGTACATCCGGTTTATGCAGCGCGGAAACCTGCTTACACAGGCTTCCACATAACAAATGCCCCCTTCCGTATCCTTGTAATGCTCGTGACACTGCTTTTCAGTGTCCACCATCCGTAATAATGTCAGCCCAACTAGCTGTCCTTTCGCCTTGACAGCGTAATAACGGTCATTATTCACAAACCACTGCACCCAATCAAGCAAACGCTCACGATCCCAGTCCGCACAGAAGTCAAGATTTTCCGCTAGGAAATCTGCCATCTCTACTGTGGATTCTGGGTGTGTCATCGCTTTGGGTTAATAGTGTCTGGGAATGCTGACGTTTTTACGGAGTGCAAAGACAGTCGGCCAGAGTCTGTAGCCACTACAAACTGTATGTCTTCAAACTTGCCTTTGCTCAAAAGGTTGAATCCCTTAATAAAGTGACGCTTACCGTTGCCCACCACGACATCGGACTCAAGCTCTCCTAAGAATGTCTGGGTAAGGTCATCCTCCCCCTCACTCTGCAACTCGTATCCGTTTTCCTGCAAAATCTGGGACTCATAACCGTCCATATCTTTAAGAAAAAAGAAGCTAACCCTCTGATCCTGTATCAGTTGGTTATCCATATCAAACTCAACTTGATAACCAGTCTTAGGGGCGTAAATCTCCTTAAAGTTATAGGCGCGAGTAACCAACTCAGTCTCGTAGGGGGCTGTTTGGTCTAGGTAAAAACTCTCAGACTCGTCATCTAGCTCAATAAAGTTTAGCCAAGTGTAGATTTTGCCGCTTTGATCAGCAAACTGAAGGCGGGTCTTGCCACTAAACCCTGTAACCGTAAAGTCATTAGGTTGCCACCCAGTCCAAAACCCGCTCCAAGACTTCTGCTCAGTGTTATACACATATGTTCGGTTGGGAACCTCTATGCCGTTAGAGCAAACAGAAATCAAATAACGCTTATCGTAAAATGCGGAGCATGACTTAGACTGAAACCCGTCTGTGTTCTGCTTGAATTGGTCATTTATAGGGGCGGAGAGAGGTGTGGAAACATCTGTCTGCGCTCCAGACTCAATTGTAGATAGGCTCCTTACGCCATCAGAGGCCAAGAAAAACACATCAGACCCAACCTGCTGCACAGTCTTGTGCGCTACGCAGCCTACCCTATTGTTAATCAGTTTAATAGACCAGTCAGCAACTGCTGCGGCTGGATTAGCTTCCACAACCCACACGCTGCGCTCTTTAAATACAAGTAAGTTGTAGGAGTACCAAGAAGCTATGGCGGTTATCGGGTCGCCTGTACCGTCACCGACCCGTATGGCATTACCTATGATGTCCCAGCTTTCCCCATCTAAAATGTCACTGACGTAAAGCGTGTCGCTAGGTACGGCAGTGTCAGCAGATGTGCAAAACAATCTGTTAGTGTGAGAGGTGAGTAACTTAGGTTTAGAAGGGGTTTGCGACAGGTGCGCTACACCCTTTGCGTCAGTGCCGCCAGACGGGGCAGACGATAGGGTAACTGTAGGGGGAATTGTAGCTGTGTACCCAGAGCCTCCGTCTGTAATATCAATGCTCTGAACTTTGCCGCCGTATCCTAGAACAGCAGTCCCAGTAGCTGTAGAACCACTGCTGGCAGAAAATGTTACGGTTGGAACTGATGTGTACCCACTGCCAGTATCAGTCATTTCAACACTGGTTATTTTCCCTACAGTAATTGACTGGGAAGCAGAGGAGTCATTAACATAAGCCAGATTCCCCACTCCATCGCAGTAATACATCCGGTCAACAAGTTGAGCAAAGTAAACCGAATCTGCTGTTGAGCTAAATGTGCCGCCCGTGTCTGCAATGGAGCCAGTCTCGCCAACAATCTTAACCTTATACGTCCCGCCGCTTGTGTCTGACTCCGCTACAACAATTTTTTCAATAGTTGGAGTATCAAAGTAAGCAATAGAACCAACGGAACCAGTAAGGCTTGCAGTCCACACGGTTGATGTGGACTCCCAGTTAGTCGTTATGTCGCCCCAAATCGAATCAACAACATCGCCAACAAGCTGTGCCACGCCTTTACGGCTTACTATATTACCAAAGGTGTCGAAATCAGTGTTCTTTCCTATAGCATAAGCACCCTCGGCAATCGTGTTCTTACGCACGTTACTCGCTTGACCGCCGGAAAATGATACGTCCCCGTCAAAAGCAATCTGATCGTCAAGCTGGCTGTTTTCTTGTATAGGCATTAGCTTACAACATCTCGGAAGTTAATCTCTTGTTCTGTGTGAGGGATTATGCGGCTAATGTTTTGTTTCTGACCATTCTCTAGGTCTCGCATAATCTGGATGTGCGATGCAGCCTCAGTAAATTTAAGCTGGGCTTTCTGATACTGACGCGAACGCTCAAGCATATCACCCTCCGCAAAAGCAAGCAGCGCATTGTCAATGCCGTTAAGGGTTGGAGAATCATTATCACCCAACGCAACCCACTTCAGCTTGCCCAGCACAAATAGAGTACCAGTACTGTCCGGTACTGGTACAGGCTTGATCCGGCAGTTGCCACTTCCGTCTTTTGGAAGATTGACAAAGTTGGTTGGAGTAGCCCTGCGGGAAGAAACATTCTCCCACATATTAGGATCAAGCTGGAAAAACGTAACCCACTCTTCGTTAAGGATGTTTACCCCGTCAGTGTCTCCGGTTTCGGTGAACCGAATAGCCACAGGAAAATCAATCTTAGTAGTAGGCGCAAAAGAGCTTTGATAAAAGGTAACTGTGGGCGTAGAGTCTAGCACAATCTCTGTGTCCTGTGCTGCTACAGCTTTAGATGCAACACCTAACGTCTCGTCCCACAGCCCGCTGTCCCAAATCATCTGGTAGCGGCGATTGATAAAGTCTTTGCAGACAGATACAGATGAGCTATCGGTGTCTGAAAGCTTTGTAGTTACGAAGTTAGATAGTTCTGTAAGTGTCATTTTAATAGTGCCACGGTTGGTGCGTTATGCAAATTTAACAAATTGAGTTACCTCGCCGCTCATATCTCCCGACCCCCCGCCTCTGTATATCCGAACAGAAGCAGCATTTGACGGTAATCCTATAGTGAATGCTGCCCTTGCAGACATTCCTGAACCCCCGTCAGTGCCGTTACTTTCATTGCCGCCTCCTAAAACAACCGTGTCAATAACGGTTCCGTCAGACTCCTTAATTTCTGCATACGCTTTAGTTCCTCGATTGCTGCTCATGTCATGCCTAATGCTTCCAATCATTAAGAATGCCCCCGCTGGGATTGAACTAACAGTTGTATCGTTGCCAAGGCTTGTGTTGTCGCTCTGAACAGAAATAGACGCTGATGTTCCACTGCTGGCTGCTGTTAGCCTACCCTGCTGATCTACAGTCACTGATGCGTTCGTGTAAGAACCAGCAACAACTGCCGTGTCTGCCAACTGGTCAGCCCCAACTGCGTCATTAGAAATAGTTGCCGCCGATGTTACGTTACCGCTGCCATCAAATGCAGGGGAAGTCCACGCTATATCTCCGGTAGCGGAAATGGTGCGACCAGTTGTCAACGTGTCAGCAGAGCCAGTTACATTGCCAGTTAAATTACCAGTTATGTTGCCTGTGACGTTCCCTGTTAAATCGCCCGTTACATTGCCAGTCACGTTGCCAGTTACATCGCCAGTTACATCGCCAGTTACATCGCCAGTTACGTTTCCAGCAACCCCTCCTGTTGCCGTAATTGCGCTTGTTACCTCAAGAGTAGAGTCAAAAGTAACAGCCCCAGTTGCGTTTAAGAGCGAAGCACGAACGCCTCCAGTAGAAAGCGTCAAGCCGCTGGCAGTGCCGTCACCGTCAGTCACGTTGCGGTAGGTCGCGTCCAGACTGGCGACATTTAAAAGTTGCGAGTAGGTACTGGCTACTGTTTGTCCGGTTAAATCACCCATTATTCTGCCTCAATTCTACGTTCTAATTCGTTTATGTATTTCGCAAGCTCTATAACTAATGCCTGACTCTCACTGTTCTCTGTCACCTGCTCCATCCCCAATGGATGCCTCTCCGCTATCTCCCGAAACCCGTCCAGCTTCACGCTCACGCCGCAACCGCCGCTCACGAGCAGCAGTAATAAGATCAATAACAGCTTTAT